AGAAGGTAATTCTCGTAATAATGACATTACATGGATTCCTAATAATGGTGACGAATGGCTTAGTGGGACTTGGTTCGTCAACCCTATTATGGATGAAGGTGATAATAATACCGTTCGCGTAGGTAAGGTAGATCGTATAACAAACCGTACTGAGCCATCTACAGATCGAAGTGTTCAAAACGTATTAGTCGATCCAGACTACGACCAAGCGTTCTTCACTACTGTTGGAGCAACTAAGACACATGAGCCATTAGTCATGTCGTCAGGACCATATAATAACGAATCAGTTTATTCATATCAGAACCCTACAGGTGATAGAATTGTATATGGAACTGCTACTAGCTTAGTTAGTAATGCGTGGTATTGTTTATCTATGTGGGTTGCGGTTGATAGCCTTGATAGTATGGAGGTGTTCTTTGGCGATGGAGTATTAGTGGGAGAGAACTTCTCTGAAGTACGTCCGTCATCTAATAACAAGTGGATGCGTGTATTCAAGATGTTCAAGACAACAACGACTACTGTTAATGCAGGATTCAGGATGTCTTCCAGTGCTACTGGTAAATTATTCGTATCGCAACCGCAGATTTCATTCTGTGGATACAAGGCGTCTGACATACTTGTAGGTGCGTATGTTCCTGCTGTTAACGGTGAGACATCGGCAGCTAACCCTAATAAGAAAACTGCATATCATCTAATAAATGAAACTACAGGACGCGGTTTAGGGAGTACGTATACAAACACGTCAGGCAAAGAAATAACAGTTTACGTTACATCTTATAACTCTAGCACTACACAGGCAATGCGAGCGTATATTAACGATATACTCGTTCTAGGTGTTCAACCGAACAATCCGTCAGGGTACGACACACCACTAACATTCTTGGTTAAACCCGGCGATAAATACAGGGTAGAATGGTCAGGTGGAGTATCAACACTGTCATCTTGGTATGAGTACCGATAAGTTTAGGAGATAGACTCTAATAAAAAAGGCTATCATATTTATTTGTTAACCTTTAAATATATTAAATGATTCTATCTGTTGAGGCTGTGAGAAGGAAGGGTTGTCTGGTAGAGATAACCTTTCTTGCCAAGCTTGAGCCATTTGTCTAAACGCATCGGCACCGTTAGAAGCCCAATCATGAACAGGTTTTTCACTATATGTGTCGTTCTTTTCATCATATTTTCTACGGTAGCTGGCTAAACAATTAATTCCTTGTGAACATCTATTCTCATCAAACCAAACTCTAGGGAATATTTTTCTTGTTGCCTCTATGCCGTCTGCAATACTAGTGACTCTTGGCACTGTTTGAAAGGTAATACCCATTTCTCTGGCTGTATCCTTTCGACTCTTCCCCGACATAAGTTCGCGAGCTTCAATATCATGTGGTGCAAAATGATCCCCATAAGATATATTGTGCTCTCTTGCGAATTGGTTGATGTAATTTATATAGTGTGCCATGCCTTCACCATTATTTTCATAATAGCTAATACATCTAACTTCTTTACCTACTGCCTGTACGAACCAGATAGTCATATCATCACTTATGCCTAAATCCCAAAACGTATGGACTTGTAAGTTAGGTTCAATAGGTACAAAACCTATACGGTTGTCTTTATGTGCAGCAGCTATCTCTTTGGCATAATATGATCCTACAATAGCTGTATCAAATGAACAATAATACTCCTGCTGAATCATATCTTCTGACATTCCAGAGGCGCGATCTTCTTCTATAGCTTCCATATTTATTATTGGTGAGCCATCTTCGCGACTAGTATCATCAACGGTTAAACAGGAATATAACCAGTTAGGGTTTTTCTTTGCCATTTCCGCCATAGTGTAACCGTGGTTCTTACCCCTAGCGGTATAAATAAAAATAGCCCAGCCGCCATTCTCAGCCAATATAGGGCGTATATAATCCCATGCCCTAGGATTGCATAGCGACCACTCAGAAAAGACAACCCCTTTAGGGTTAGCCCCTACCAGCGCATCGAAATTATCAGAACCACACAGTTGCCAAATAGAGCCGCTTTTAAGTTCAATCTGCATTTCTTGTGATCGAGTGGAAGATCTTAATTCTTTAGGGCAACACTGGTCTATCATTCTTCGACCATATCTATCTATGCCATCCCATATAACTTTACGAGCCTGCCTTTGTGTTGGCAACATGTGCCAGTAAACCCCTGGATTTTCCATAGCTTCGGTTATGGTATAGTTCATTGAAACTGAATCTTTACCTGCTCGCCTATGCCAAACAGCAACAGCTCGCTTGCCGCCGCCATCTAAGAAATTCCACAAAGGGATCTGATGCTCCATGCAATCCCATTCATTCGGCAAATCAATTTTCATTATTTTAGACCTAAACCTAAAACAGCTAAGAGCGCAAACATTAATGCAACAAAGAAAGCTATCTTTAATTTATTAAAAGTATTTTTTTGGTCTTTGATATAATCGAGCAAAGGTGCCGACTCTTTCATATATTGAGTCATTTCTTTTTTGAATTTATCATCGTGTTTCTTATCTTCATCATAAACAGCTTTATGTTTCCAATACTCGCTAAAATGCTCTGACATAATTTTAACACTCTCATGTAGCCCTCGCAGTTCTTCGCGAGTCTGTGTTTCACTTTCTTTTATTGCCGCAATAAGTGCGGTTATTTGATCCGACATACTAGATCATCCTTCTTTATTTGTCTTTGTCTTTTTCCTTTGGGGAGTATATAGATGATTTGCAGTGATCCTTATCAAGAAAAAAAAGAGTATTTATTATTTTTTCAGCGCAGCACCAGCGCTTTTTACCTGTCGTTAAAGCCTTATAACCTACACGACCGCTAATGGTCTGGTGCTCACTGCCATTAAGAAAAACTACATTTAGCAACTGGTCAAACGCTATCAACACTCGTCTTAAATATGATTTTCTCATTACTTAAACTTCCTATATGTAAATTAAAGAAGCATACCTCTTACTTTTACACTTCCTAAATAACCAATCAAACCACTAACAAGAAGAGTATAGTTAAGATTTAAGCCGAAATACATTATAAGTACACTTACAACTAAACTAAGCATAGCACAATATAAAGATTCAACAACAAGGCGTACAAGGTTAGATTCCTTTTTACTATAACCCATACGCAGAACTGCAACACTCACAGCAAGTAGCATACCTAGAACTTCTAAAGGTAGCTCGTTTGATAAAAAACTAAACATATTTTCCATTTTGAATTTCCTCTTAAGTATAAATTCATTTTACATTATATCATTTTTTAACCGCTTTTATTCCTATAGCTGCAAGACAAACGATATATAGTACTTCGGCGTAATTAGGTACTAACTCTTTTATTGCCATAGCTCCTGCGCGAGCCGCCTCAGCAAAGAGAGGGTTTTCTAATAACACCGATATAATAACAGCTATAAAAATTGTTGGTATAGGCAGTGTTATTATCAAAGTGATCCATTCATCCTTCCATGAATTATCGCTATTCTCTGCTTGGATAGATTCCCACTCAGCCTCCTTATCATCTGAATCCATAAGGCGTTGAATTTGTTGTTGTTTTATTCTTGTTTTGTTTTCGTTCTTTTTAGCAAAAAAGTTTGTCACTGGGGATATTAAGCCCGAAGCTATATCTGCTAACCATTTCATAAAAACTCCTAACTCAGTTGAAAGTGTGGGTAATCTTGCCAAGACTCCCAATTGCCACCCCATGTTAAGGGATAACCTAGTTGGCTGGCAGCCTGTAATAACGCTGTCGCTACAGTTGTTAGATGGTTTCTATTCCAGCTAGCCTTGCCATCAATATAAGCATATACATCAAAAGCCAATGAAGACTGATGATAAGACTTTAAGCTATAACCATCGCAGCGAGAAAGCCCTTTATTATAAAGATCTAATTGCTGCTCTGCTGTACGTAAACCCCCAGACTTTGGTATTCCAAAATCAATTCTAGTAATCTTTAATGCTAAAACTATGATCTCTTCAATTCTACTATCCACGCCTTCTAGGTGGGATTTTGATTTATGCCCTAAATGATACATTTATTCTTCCTCTAATAGTTTATAGAAATATTCCTTTATATCATTATCTTCTAATTTTTTTATTTCCAATCCATCTTTAAAGTCCCTTATCTCTGAGGCTTTACTATTACTATTAGAAGAAGTGTGACGCGTTAAAAGGTCAGTATTATCACGCTCATCACTTGCGAGTTTTCGCTTGTAAATCTCTTCCTTTCCAATGCTATTGCAACCAACCATAAAAACCTCACAAAGTGATTTTAGGATTTGAACAATATATATAATGACTATTTGGTAAACAATCATCGACGCTCTTTCTTTCTTCTATATTGATCTTAATAGTAGATTCTAAATGTCTTATAAAAGAAGCTGCGTCACTACTTGTAATAAAATATAATATCGACACTATAGATAATAATATTATTATATCATTCATTATCGCTTTAATTATCATCACAACCTCCAACAAACAACTACTGTTTTGTTTTCATATTCGTATGATTAAAAGGTTCCAAAGCCTCACAGTAAAAATCATCTGTAGCATAAATCTCTTCCTGTAAAGCGTCTATCAAAGCCAACACTCCTTTAGCTTCTTTATCTTTATTAGACTCCAACCATGATAGTAGTTCATCATAAGAATATTTCATGCCAACCTCTTGTTTTTATAAAAATTTAAGTACCATTTAAACTTCTCTTGCTCGCACTTATCTAGCTTATCAATCTCTATCAATATATTATTTCTGGTTATTTTCCTTTTACGCATATTGTAAATCAATAAAGAGGCTTGGCGCTGTAGCTCTATATTCCTTCTATCTTCGGCCGACAGTAAAAATAAATTGCTACTCATAATTATAATTTCATCAACCAATAAAAAATAGTTTCTTGACCTAACTTACTTTTACGTTCAATTAATCCTTTGTTCTGCAAAACCCTAGCAAAAGAGAAAACCTTTTTTCTGTTAACCCCAGTAAAACAAGTTAACTGTTTAGATGTACACGAAATGTAAGTGCTTAATGCGTATATTATTTTTTCTTCTTGTGTCATATCTTCCATATGAAGCTTGTGTTCAGGATTTGGATATTTAATATTATCTTTTAAAGGATCATGCTTTAAAGGTCTAGAGCGTTGAATCACGCCTCCAGCAGCTTCAAAGGCTGCGACATCATCTAGACATCTTTGATGTTCAGCATTGCGAATTTCTATTATTCCTGTTTGATTAGTTTTCTTCATCGGTAAATTCTCTGTCTGATTCGAACATTTGTTTATAATATAAGTATTCATTAAGGTGGTGATTAGCAGCTTTTTCTTTATTGCTGTCTATAGATAATTGATATTCTTTAAAATGAAAAGTCATTTTGCCTTTAAAATAGTTTTTCATAATCATCCCCTTTCACACCTTATTCTTTATTATCACTCTCTATTAATTTCTTTAATGCCGTATTGGCTATCTTTACACAATCACTTACTAACCCATGAATAACAACATCATCTAAAGTTACATCCACATCAATACCTTTCACGTAAGGTTTTATGTTTTTTTGATATTCCTCTATTTCCTCTTTAGTCATTTTAGCCATAACACTCACCTTTGAGAAAAATTATTTTAATTTAACAACGCAACCAAGAAGGACAATTTCAAATAGATATGGTTTATCGTTAAACCAATTAGTTAAAGTTTGCAAACTCTGCCCTGTTAATTCGCTAACTTGAGTTAGTGATTTTAAACCTAATTCTTTAGCTTGTTTTGATGGTGTCACAAAATCTCCTTTAACATATATAAATACTTAATATAAGTATATTCAAACTATTTTAAAAGAGCAAGTTTTATATCAAATTATTTTAAATTAATTATCTTCTAACATTGGGATAGTAACGTTTACAGTTGAGACTTCACCATAGTCTTTGTGCCATACTTCTGCGGTAATACTGCGCCCAGCATGATAGCCAGCACCAGCAGAATAAGCGTCTTTAGCAGCCAGTGTTCTATATGTTTCTATCTCACAAATAGCATTCTCATTAGCTGACTTGTGGTGTACATGACCTAGATATATTTTTCTATATTTAGTTTGAATGTTATTGTCCATGATTTGCTTAGCGAATAATTGATATAATCTATCGCCTTTAATCTGGTGTCCATGATGCGACATAAAATAGCATTGCCCATGCTGCCAGTAAAATACATTGCCTGCCTTGTTGCCTATCGTTACGCGCGGCTCATCCTTAAACAATACACTAAGAAGTTCCTGCATCCAGATAGATCCGATATCATTATGGTTCCCCATTTCTGCTCGGTATGCAACCTTATTGAATTTCTTAAGCGCTTGTTTTATATAGTAAAGAACCACACGAATAGCTACACGAATAACTTTATGATAGCGTCCATCTACATCTAATGAGTGACCGCTTCTTGATGTTGTACCTTCAAGGTTGTCGGAGTGAATGTAATCACCTAGGTCAATAATAGTACAATGGCTGGCGTTAGGTGTTTGACTGATTAACATATCAACCGCATTTTTGTGTATGGATTCTGCTAATTCTAAATCGTAATCTTCGCCACACTCTTCTCCCCATGCCAGCATACCTATATGGGCATCGCCAATTGGGATATTAACCATAAGATCATCGGATGTTGCGGTGTAGTTTTCCGATATAGGGGTTGTAGATAAAGGTTTAAGATCACTAAGGAGGCTGCTCGATAGCTCTCGCAATAACTCCAACTGCTTAACCTTTTCAGGCTCTTGTATATGCCATTGACGGCTAACTTCACCAGCTTCATTATAAAAAGTTGAAACTCTTTTAGTGGTAAAACCTTCTGCAACTTCTTTAGTCATACCAGCGTACGGTGCTATTCCGCGTTTAGCTGCTTTTTTTAATAGTTGAGTTATGTATTTACGTACAGTAGAGCAACTAGAATAGCCTAATAACTTGGCAGTTTCAGCGCTGCTATTTGTTTCACGTAAACTATCAATCACAGCCTTTTGTTTGTCTGTGCCGATATCATAAATATCTTTAGTGATTTTATTTAATAACTTCATCATACATTCCTCAAGCAAAATACAAGAACTTAGTTGTTAAATTCTTTTTTCCCTAACTTGTAACCAGTAGATTTACGTCCAGTACTCCCTATTATTTTTCCTTCTTTTTTTAGTGTTCCATTTTTATACATCTTTTGAACTATACTAGCTACCACTTTTTTACCTATATCTAATTCTTCAGAGATACAATTAATTGTGACAACATTTATATTTTCTAATAGTTCTATAATTTGGTTTCTGTATAGCTTCCCTTTTTCAACGGAAGACATAGCGTTATTACCATGGCAATCTTCCCCTGCACACCAGTTGTCATTAGAATGTGGAGGTTTGATTCTTCTAAAGTCTTCCTCACTTAAAGTTAGTTTCATCTTCTTATCCTCTGACGTTTTATCTAAAAGAGGTTGTGCTTTCGTAATACTAAATCATATACAAAAGCACGTATAAGCCTCATTAGAAATTAGTTTATATTTTTAAAAAGGTACATCATCATCAAACGGTATTTCAACTTTTGACTTATCAGGCGCTTGTTGTTGTGGTGCTTGTTGTTGTGGTGCTTGTTGAACTTGTTGATCGTCACGCCAAAACACCTTACCATTACCTAGAATATTCCCTTTAACTCCACTTTGTTTTTCTTCCTTGCTTACATTTTGAGTTATCATACCACTGTTTCCATACTGATCTAACTCATCTAAATCAACAAAGATCACGGCATCTAGGTACGTTCCTTTTTGACCAATAAACAATCTTGTTTTGTCTATTTTTGTCACATCTATTCTTAAGTTCACTGCTACTTTACTCATGATTTACACCTTCTATTTATTTAAACGTTTATAAATTTCTTTCACTAAAGCTACATCATCGCAGCAATAATCTATTACTTTTTGTTTATCAACCTGCCAAGTATCAAAAACCTTAGAGCCATCCATGCCTTTAGTTTTTCCTTTTAAATTCAGAATCTTACATAAGTTATCAGCACTTATACTTTTACCAAACCCAGCCCATGCAACCATGGTATCAAAACAGTTTACGCCATGTCTTGAATCAATCCACTTAACATCCTTACAGGTTTCAACGCCATTAATAACTGAACGCTTCCAAAGGAATGGCAAATCAAACTTAGCTATATTGTGACCTATAAATTTAGGTTTTGTAATTTGTGCTCCGTGCCTAGAACAAATATTGTTAATAGTAAAATGGAATTCTTCCAGCATTTCTAACTCATTAACAAAATCATCCTGTGCAAACGCAGCCTTTTTATAAATGTCACCATCATACCAACCGATACATATACACGCTATCTCGGAAACTTCAGGATTAAAACTTGTTTTCTCCCACTTATCTTGAGCTACGCTTTCACTTTTTTCTGTTGCTAATTCTTTTTCCCAAAGAGAAATCATCACAGACTTAGCTGTAAATTTTATCTCATCTTTATCCTCAATACCTAAATCCGCAGCAGCTTGAACTTTTGTTAATGAGCTTGGAGCTTTAAAGTTATTTCTAACCTCATCTAATATCTCTAACCTATTTTTTTCTGAGCTACGCAGCGTTTCTATATCAAGGAAAATATTCATTACAAATTACTCTCTATAAATTTTCTGTATTTTCTATCGTTGATGTTATCAAGACTTGCCGTACCTTCACGAACACCTTTGATCCATTCTTTATCTACATTAGTTAATGTTGTTGCGTCAGTGTCATCTTGAGCTAAACCTATGATAGCTGCATATTGATATCTCCTCATATAGGTAATGCTAGCACCTAAAATCTGAGCAGGGTTACTAGCCCCACCACCAGCAAGCTTAGCAATAGGCATAACACAAATGCTTGAGATATATTCCCCACTCTCATGGGCTAACACTGTTTGCATAGTGCTCTCGCCCTTATCATTACTACCCATTAATTGAGAAACACTTAAGCCGTTACTGGCTAAAGGTGCCTTTGCTGCATCAATACAATTACCTAAAGTAGCATACTTGTAGCCATGCCCTGACTTGCTTTTCTCTACATTCTCTAATTCTCCCTGAAATTTAGAAAGTGCTTTAAATAATTCTACTACTGATTCTGATTTATTCATTGTTTTGATTCTCTGTTATGTGATCTAGGTTAGCTTCAAGCTCATAACTTCCGCCATCTAAAAGCTCATCAATTTTATCAATCCTATTCCAGATAGCACCGCGAATAGGTGAGGTAGAAAAATCATAATTTCTTGCCTCAGCTAATAACTCTACAAGCTCAAGCTTGACCGCCATTAAAACTGTATCTCTTTGCATTTTGTTAAGTGTTAAATTATCTATATTCATAATTGCCTCCATAAAACATACTTACCAATATAGAGCCAACAGCAAATTAAGTCAAGAGCTTAATCAAATTAATTTAAAAACAAATCAACCTTTGCTTTTATTATTCTTATACATTACTATAAGGTTAATTAAATTAACTATAGAGAAATACAGCATGACTATAAACTTAGAAAAATCATTTAACATTGCCTTAGCTAGTAGAGATATGAAAAAGAAAGATTTAGCCAATCTATTAAAGGTAACTCCGTCATATATTTCTCAAGTAACAAGAAACGGAAGTTTATCTGTTTCTAAATTACAGGAATTAGCTACCGCTTTAGACTATAAGTTGTGGGAATTTATAAAGCTTAGTGAAGATTAGGTTAACGGCTATTTAGCGCAACATCTAAAAATTATTTTAACATTTTTGTGTTTTTGTCTTGACAGTTTCATAAATCGGTTCTATTATTAATTCATCAAACAAACAGAGAGAGAAAAATCATGACTACTACAAAAGACAATTTAAGAGAAAATGTATTATCAATTATTAATGATATTGAAAACGGGGTGAAAGCAGATCCTGATTATAATAAGGGTTATGAAGAGGGCGAATACATATCAGGTTATGAATATTTGTCTGAGGCTCTTGATATTGAATATGCTCTTAATTCAGACGGTTCGTTCAAAGGCGCTAGAGTTTTAGTTGCTTTTGGTGGTCCGAATATCTGGATTAATACAGTCACTCAACAGGTTGAGGGTTACTGGTGGGGTGAAGATTTTACAGAGTCTTTTAGAGATGATGCTATGGAGATTACAGCAGTGCTTGAAGATCTTTTTGAAGCTCTTCACCATTTCCATTAATAAACAAACAGAGAGATAAATATCATGACTCATTACAAAGAACTTAGATCAAATGATAGCAACATAAAAACTTTTGATTATACGCATAAGGAAGATGTATTTATCTACATTAATGCAGTAGAGTTTGAAGCGGAGGTTTACTATACCTTTGACATAGGAGAGCCTCAAATTATACGAGCAGATCCAAATGACTGTTGTGAAGGCTCTGATGATTTAATTGAAATACACGAATTATATGCAATCGGATATGGTGGTGTTGCTTATTGTGTGGACTTTTTAATACCAATGATGAAAGAGTCATTAAGTGAACAAATAATTGAAAATATAGGTGAAGATTTAGAAGGAGAATAGCAAATGCAATTACAGGAATTAAAAAAACTAGTTGAATATAATGCTATAGACACGCTACTAGCAACACGCTGCAAGGATGGCTGGTTGTTGGTGGCGTGTAAAGATGATTCTAAACAGGCTAACAATAATAATACCTTAGAAATTGCTAGGGGAGGGGTAAGAAAATTTGCAACACTAGACGCTGTTGCTAACTTGGTAAAGGTTCACCTTTAT